TTGTGTTCTAGAAGCTAGTAAAGTCGATATTAATTGTACAAATTCGTTCATTACTCTTTGTCTTTTTCAGGTAATTCTTGCTTAGATGCCTTAATCATTTTATGCTTGTCGCGCAGATCTTTAATTCTACCCATCTTCCTCTCAGCTAGTTGGTGATGCATATCAGACTCTTCTGGTTTTTCAGAAGCAGTTTTCATGTGACCGTTTACTTCTTTGTGTAGTCTATCAATATGCTTAGTGATTTCGTTCATAACATGATCTTTTTTCTTTTCCATTTTAGTCATGTTTTTACGAAGCTCATTACAAGCAGACTCAGCTACCATATTAGCCTCGTTTTCGTCGTTGTAAACACCGTGTACTGATTGTGGATTGAATTGACCCATGCCAAAAGCATGTGAGTGGTGTACTAAATCTTCAGGTGAAGTTTCCGGACTTGGTTTTAATACTACAAAGATTTTACCTACTCTATCTTCGCATCCCGGATGATCCCAGTTTTCGTCCATCATATTATTTTCTTTAACGTGTTGTGGTAATTTCTTTATGTTTGGAGTTTCATGAGCCCACTTTTCAGCCGTTTTTGGCATCGTAGCGTACATAAATCTCTGCTGTGCTTTAGACTTAAAGGGCATACCTATTCATTTTCTTGCTTATAAATATCTAGCTTCTTCAGTTCAGCAATCTTCTCTTTTACGTCTTTATATATTGATTTTTTGTCACCTCCACCCCACTTTTCTACTTCTCCCATCTCTGAAACAAAAGTATCACTTTGGTCGACCCACGCATCTAAAGCTCTTTCTAGATCTTCTAACTCAGCATTTTTATTACTATTCATAATATTAGAACAGTATTCATCCCATTTACCTTGTCGCTTAATCTCGGATTCCATCTTAATAACACAGTCAAAACACTTCTGATGAATAGCCCACATCTTTTTATTATATTGATCCACCTTCATAACTCCACCACAATTTGGACAGCAAAGTGGTAGTAAAACTAATTTTTTTATGTCATCTAGCTTTGTTATAGTTTGTTTAATACCTTTTTGGATAGTCCATTTTTTACCATCCTCTTCCCAAACATCTCCCTCTTTGTGTTTTTCTATGTACTTTTCGTAGCCTGATTGTATCTGTGTTGCGTCGTTTGTGTTACCTGAAATGATGTTTCTCATTCTAGTAACATCTCTTTTTGTAAACTCTTTCTTTAAATTATTTTCCATAACAATTGTTTTTATTTTTTTACTATTCTATACGTTCCGCCAAATTCCATCAACTTATAATCAGAAGGTAGATTCTTTTTTAAATAAGCACCATATAATTTATAACGTCTTGTATCGTTTTCCTTATCAGCCTGTTTAGTTTTAATAGGTCTAAAGATAACAGTTTCAGGATCTACTCTTTTAATAAAATCTTTTGCAATCTCTACGACAGTTGATAGTACTCTTAATGGCACACCTTCATTTGTATCTAAATCAGCATCAAAATCGCCACTTTTTGCCGTAGCGTTAAAAGATAAATCGTACATTCCATCTTCTAAATTAGCAATACCTACATCGTAGTAGCTATTATCGGTTTCGAAATAATAAAAATAATTGCCATCTGTGTCTTTGTCTACTAATTGCCAAGAATAAGTTTTAGTTCCTTCTCCAATTTCTTTTAATACATTTCCATCCATGTCTACAGGCTTAATATCTTTTTCAGGGATTATAATAGCATTAATATCTTTAAGTCCTGCAAGCTTGGCTGCAGTAAATCTATGATGGCCATCTAGTATTTGAAATTTACTTCCTTTTTTACGAACTAAGATTGGATCTATCTTCTTACCTTTCTTGTACATTGCTGCTAAGTTCTTAATATTTTCAATAGACTCAGGACTCTTCATCTTAATAGAGAGTTCATTACGGAATAGCTTTTCGAGGGGTATTTGTACCTTAGGGGCATTTTCAATGTCTTCGTCGCTTGAGTCTACATCAACTCCTTTTTTGCCTGGGTATAAAGCTATTTTAATCTCTTCGCTCAATGGTTCGCTAGTTGGTAAATCGTAAACATTTAAATTTAACTTACCGTAATCTCTCATTATAATACCAGCCATTGCATTTGCTTCATCTTCAATACTAGATCCTGTATCACCTGAACCATCTTCCAGCATATGAAGTTCATTCTGACGGTGATGAGTTAATTCATGTGCTAAACTTCTACAAATATCTGCGAGGTTTCTATCTAAACTCACAACTCTTATTGAGTTTTCGTTTGGATTGTACTCTCCGTATGATCTATTCTGCTCAACAAAACTTCTATCTTTTATAAGTCTGATGCTAGGCATAGATTGTATGCTTAATTCTTTTTTACAAAATTTAAGAAAGTCTTTTAACGTATTAAGCTTGTTCTGGTCCATTCTCTTGTTTTACTTTTGGGGCTAACATTTTAAAAACTTTAGGTGCTACACCCTTATTGTAAGCTGCTTCAGGTACTGTCTCTGCAAACTTCTCATAATCTCCACTACTCAGAGTATTTCTAACATAAGGAGCTGAAATTATACCACTCTTTTCGTGTACTTGAATTGCTTTTACTTTATCTCCAAACTGATCTTGTAATGATTGTACATATTCTGCGTCGTCTTTTTCATCATCACCTTGTGCAATATACACTGTACTTATGTTTGGATTCTTATTTAAGTAATTGATAATACTAACAATAGGAGAGTTATCAGTTGAAATACTAACAGTTATTTTTGGATTTGGTTCTGCTTTTAAATACATGTTCCAAATTAATAAGGAGTCTTCAGGTGTTATACCATCAATCACTTTTTTACTAATTACAACATATACTTTAGTGACGTAGTCTCTACCTGCTAAGTTTTTAGCTGCTTCAAAGTGACCTTTATGAGGAGGTTTGAATTTACCTGGATAAAAACATGGACCTGGTTCGTTTATTATAGCTTCGGCTAGTCTTTGGCCTAGTAATGTAGCATTAATCATATGCTAATAAATATCTATCCTTTGATTAGTCTAGCGTTTTCAATCTTTTCTTTCAGTTCTTTGATATAGTTAGCTGCTACTTTTACCTTTTCTACCACATATTCTGCTTCCTTTTCGTCTAAATTAAGCTTAAAAATAAACATTTCGTACTCAGGATCAACTCTAGGATCAAAACTAATAAAGTCACACCACTTAGCTTCAGCACAAATCATATTGGAAATACACTGATAATAGTAATTTGGAGCTATTTTTTTAAAATCTTCGGCTGTTTTGATAAGTCCATGCTTAAAATGATTAGAAGAATTATACGGACATTTTACTTCAATAATGCCTTCAGGTGGTACTAAACCATCCGGAGATCCGCCAAAATAATCGCCTACTGGAATAAAAGAAGCTTTATCTACTTGTAAACCAGTACGTTCTGCATACTTTTCAACAGCTAAAGACTCAAGCTCAGTACCCCACTCTAGAGCAGCACCTTGAGCTAATTGTGCAAATCCCCCATAAGTTTCAGATACTTTTTCAAGTAGGTAGGTCTTAGCAGTATCAGTTAGATCGTTAACTGTCTTACCACCCATTATTTTATGTATTTCTGAGCTAGTTATTTTGCCTTTTCTAATTTTAAACCACTCATCCGACCTTTGTTCTATTATCATAATTGCATTTTTTTAAGCAGCAAAGCGCCAAAAGTAAGCTGCTTAGCTGTATGTAGATACTTCGTCACCTCTTCAAAACCCATCTCAGATGGATCTTTACCTTCTAATTCGATCAAATAAACGTCTTTACCAAGGTTAATTAATTGCGTGGCATAATCTATCGATTGCTTTAATGCATCGTTGTCTAGCGCTAAATAAACCGTTTTAACGTCGCTTTGTACTAACTTCATCATTAATGCTTTTGGTATAGTTTTACCAAATAAAGGAATTGCATTACGTTTTAGAGCAATAGCGTCGAATATACCCTCGCATAAAATTACTGGGACTTTCCAGTTTATCAAGTATTCAAACCCAATTAAGTCGTTCTTATTACAAGATGGAGCGTTATATTTGCGACTTGGATCTTTTTCAAATGATCTAGAAATAAAATAGTTTAACCTACCATTCTCGTTGTAGGATGGAACTATAATAGAATTTCTATATTTCCCAGTCTCGCAGTAGCCAATGTTATATTTTATTATATCTGTATCTGTTAAGCCCCTTTTTTGTATATAAGACTTTGCTTGTCTATACGGAAGTTTAGTGCTTATTTTAGTTAGAGACTCAAACTCTTTAGGCAGCTCTACGACTTCGTAACTCTTTTCGCTTTGTTCACCTTTTCCATCAGGAAAATAAGATCGCATCTCAGCTATTTGCTCAGAAGTTGCTCGTACTTTTTTTAATAAATTTACTAAATTTCTACCTTTTGTAGCAGGTTGACAAGTCCAGCAATTGTAAAATCCTGTGCTAGGATCTATCTCTAATTTAGGCTTATGGTGTTTGCAAAAGGGGCAGTGGAATGCATGATTACCTTTAGTAGATGGCTTCGATCTACCAATGATATTGTGAAGTAATCCTAGTACTAAATGAGTTTTTTCCATTAATACTAATAATACGAATTTATTCTGAGTCTACCAAATCTTTTCTAAAGAACTTAGCTAGTACGTTATCGTTATATGACTTATCTGTTAGCAGTACTTCATTGATGCACTGGTAATGTAGTTCCCAGTAAGTTAGCTGCTTTTTATTAAAACAAAACTTAATGATTTCTTTCCTAAAATAATCTGTACCGTTTTCCTTAATTTCTTGAAGGATAGTTTTGTTTGAACCCCAGTAATCAGCCCATTTTGTTTCAGCTATTACTCTTTTTGAAGTGGGTTTTCTGCCAGGACCACTTTGCAATGCTAATTCAGCTTTTGTAAGCTTCTTTTTTGTATTGGAGAATAGAGATTTTCTACCTATGTAGAACTTGCCAGTTTGAATATTTGTAATTTTATAGACGAATCCTACGCAATTTGGAGGAAATTTGTCTATTGAATCGTATTCAACTGTTAGACCATCTTTGTATATAAACCATTGTTTTGACATAAACTAAGTTTTATGAGTCCCATTTAACGATGAAAGTCATATCAGTGTTAGCTGGGATTGGGTAAGGGGTTGCTAATTTACCTACTACTAAAAGCTGATTAGATTCGTTGTATAAACCAATTGTTGTAGCATATGGATGGAAAGAAGAACCTGTAATATTGTTTGCTAATTGACCATAAGTAACTCTACCACTCCTATTTACTTCGCCTTTAGCAGCAAAAATAGGCAATGATCCTGAACCGGAAATATAGCTAATATTGGCAAATACGGTTGGATTTTGAGAATAGTTAAAATCATTTTCAAGAACTCTACACTTTACTTCATTCTGGTAAATTGTAGTTTCAGATCCTATTGTTAACGTGTATGGTTCGTATGTTATTGCCATTATTATAAATATATCTTATGAACAAGGAGTTTGATTAGTTAATATTCCGTTTCCTCCAAAAATATCCCAGTTGAATATTTCATTAGAATAATAACCGTCTGCTACTGTATCTGTTAGTTCTGGATTGCTATAAAGTGTAGTACCATTTGCTAATCCCTCATTGTTAGTGTAGTATGTATATGGTAAATGGTTATGAGCATTACCAGGACAAGCACTTCCTTCAAAATCTCCATTATTATATACTAGAGTATACTGTGAGTATGGTGGAGGTGCTACACAATAATCAGGATCGCTACAGCTGCTTACAAAAGTTTTTGTATCTAAATCATAATCATATGGCTCGTAATAATCATATCTACCTGTATCTGTGTGTACTAAAGAGCAATTATATAATCCTATTATTGCTACTGGAGTTCCTAAAGTAGCTAAATCAGTTGTACTTCTACCTACTTTTGCAGTAAGAGTATTACAATCCGTCATATCGTAGAAATAGTATTGAGGACAAACACCTGTCGCTGTAATTTTACCAGTTGCATCAACAGTTAAACAATCAGCTCCTTGACTATAATAACCAGCATATACTGGTATTGTACAAGCTATGTTTGTATATAAATAAGTACCAATAGCGTATGAGTTTGTATGACTATAATAGGTTATTAGTGGTGCTGTATAATAGTTACTACAAGCTAGTCCACATTCTTGGGTATCATAAGAAAGTGAAATAGTATAGGTAGGGAAAGTAGGTGCTGGTGTGGTGGGTGCTGGAGTAGTTGGAGCTTCAGTTGGAGCTGTAGTAGGTGCTGTTGTAGGAGCAGGAGTTGGTTCGGTTGTAGGAGCAGGTGTTGGTTCGGTCGTAGGAGCAGGAGTTGGTTCAGTTGTAGGAGCAGGTGTTGGTTCGGTCGTAGGAGCAGGTGTTGGTTCAGTTGTAGGAGCAGTTGTAGGAGCAGTTGTTGGAGCTGTAGTTGGTGCAGTTGTTGGTGCAGTTGTTGGAGCTGTAGTTGGTGCAGTTGTTGGTGCAGTAGTAGGAGCAGGTGTTGGTGCTGGAGTGGGAGGAGCTACTACTACTATGTTAATTGAAGCACTATTACTAGTCAAAGTACAAGGGTCTGGAAGCTGCGTTTTGACTGTATAATATGTTGTATAGCTACCTGGCGTTGATATATTTAAAGTTACTGTGCCATCTAAATTATTTGTAAATAAACTAACACTTCCATTAAATAACGAGACGGAAGAGGTAATAAATGTACCTGATCCTGATGAATCGTTTGTTAAAATATTAATTGTCTTAGGTGTAGTGGTAGATAAAAAAGTAGCATAATCGTTGCGTGCTATAGGAGGGTAAGGGAATATGTTTAAGTATTTTGGATTAGTTATAATAACCATTCCTTGTGCATATAAAATATTACCTACGTGTATAATATCAGTTCCGTTAAATACGTAGTTAGCGTTAGTTTGCGTGTCAGGTAAAAAGTATCCATAATCTACGTAAGGTTGATCATATCTTAAATCTACTAAGTTTCCATTTCCATCATCCGTAATTGAATACTGAGATGATGTCATTAAGAAAGAGTGTCGTGATACTTGCTGACCGTAAACTCCTCTTGGAATTGATAAAATTCTTACTTGTGAATTTGATTCGGTTGGAAAATATCTATTATCTGCATCTAAAGTTCCAGAAGCAGCATTAGATTGCAAAGAAACATCGAAGCTTGAAGTTGTTGTAAGGTAAGATCCGGTTAAAGTATTAGCATAGTAAAGTTGCCTAACCGATCTATAGTTCAAGGTTTCTTGAGACACAGATCCGGTCACAGTTACAGGACCATTGATCCCAGTCAAAACCGACATACCATATTCGCTAAGAGTGCATTGACTATAGGATGCAGTATATTTTAATTTGATTGGAGTAACAATGACATCTGATAATGTTAAACTATTTGATGCTCTACTCATTTTTTATATTATTACCAATCCAATTTAACTCTAATCAAAGCTTCTTTTGTGAAATCCTTAACTAATGGTGTTGACATTTTAGCTACTGCTAAAAGTTGGTTATTATTGTTATATAATCCTACTGTTGTGATATATGTTTGTGGACTATAAATCATAGTATTGTATAATACTGCACCAGTTCCTGATCCTGTTACAAAGGTTGGATTTGTTGAATAGTTATAAGCTGCATTAGGTATTCTTACAAACACATAATCAGATGAAATAGTTTCTTGAGAGTTTAATTGAAAGCCTGGATAACTACCTGTTCTTGGATAAGCACCACTTGCTGAAATCGCTTGGAAAAGTATAGTATTGTTGGTAGATGTATAAGAAGCAGAAGTGTTTAATGTATAGCTTCCAGATCCATAGTTATTTCTGTCTAAAGGTAAGCTAATGCCGCCAGATACAGGAGGTAATGCAAGAGCACTTGGATTCAAAATGATAGTTCCAATATCTGGTAAGTAAAAACCATAGGAACCACTAAATGTATAGCCTGGAGCTATTGCACCTGAAGGTGTTGTATTAGTGGCAGTACCATAAGATCCTGATACAAGATCAAAGACTCTACCGCAATCTAAATATGTTACAGTATTAACGTTATTACTATTATCACAAAGCGTAATTACGTTGTTTCCGCTCTTTAGTTGAAGATTAAAAGTACCTGGTAGTAAGCTCATCTTATATCTATTCCTATCTATGTTAAGAGCGAAAATGTCGGGTGCGTTTTGAGCTGCTCCACCAAAATTGAATCCTTGAGAACCAGAAATTTCAGGTCCGTATACTAAAGTAGAATATTGTTTGTAAGTTGTTAAAGAAGGTGAATATCCCGGCACTAAACTATTGTACCACTGAGATCCCGAACCATTTTCATTGCCGTAAGCAATAGCAAATTGAACGGCAGCACCGTTAGCGCTGCTAGCAGTTTGATATACGTTCAAATAAAATGCACCTTGAGTTATAGTTGTGCTTGGAATTGCTGAAGCTGTAAAAAACGTTGTTAAAACTGGTTGGTTGCTACTCCAAGCTGGAGCTGTAACCGAGTCAGAACTAACTACAAAATCCGAAGCAGCAAGTGTTGTATACGACATAATTTATTTTATTACTTAGTTGAATTTGTTG